CGGGGAATTCGACACATTCCTCGTTAGAGAGCTGCCTCGCAAGAGGTGAAACTCCACAGGAGGATGCACTTAAAAAGCTGGGAACGCAGAAAAGTATGTTGGTCAACCATTTTGGCTGGACGCTCATTGACAACTACACCCGTAGCTGTTGGTGAGAAACCGCATAACTCGCTGCCTTGTATGCGGCATGGTGATAAGCCTTGCCACCGCCACCCAGGAATCCCACGATTTCAATCGTGGGAGGTGTCAAAAAAACAAGCTCAGAGGAAGAAGCTCTGCAACAGCTACAAAAGCACACGGTGAACTATGCACAACGTATCACTGTATATAAGAAAGACGGCAAAACCGTAAAACGAGAAGTCGCTGAGTACGACCAGTGGGAAAAGAAGTGGATGAGTTAATCATGAAGCACAAAATCTCGGAAACCGGCGCTCGGATGCTTAAATATCAAGAGCAGCTTGCCGACGAATACAAGTACAAGCCCATCCCACGTACCTTTTTCAAGGATGTGCGGGCAGAATTTGAAGAAACTTTGCCGGAATGGTGCAATATGTCCGGCGATACGACCAAACTCGAAACCAGAAGCGGCACGGTCATTGCCAGCGGGTATAACCGAATCGTGATTGGCGACTACGGCGCATTCGTTGAGTTTTCGCGTGCCCAAGCAAATGCACGTCATTTGAAAATCAAAGAGGGGCAGAGCTATCGTATCGAAGACCCGCGCTATGCCGAACATGTGAAATATCTTTGGCTCACAGCGGACGATAACTCTGACGTGAAAGTATACGACCAAAAACGCTCGGTTGAGTACGCTGACTACAAGCCGGGGATGCTGTATGTCAGCGTGTACGAGGTGTTTCCGGCAGGAGAAGGTCGCTGAAAAGAAAGCCGAACCACGGGACGAATGGGGACAGGGCGATTCCATTGCCGACCTGTACGCGAAAAGTGGCGCTGTGGTTTCCATGGTAGGTTCGGCTAAAAATTTGCTGACTTTCCTGCAATCTGCCGGAACCACAAGACATTTGTGATGCGCTTGCCCCAACCACAAGATATAGTGGTATCTTAATGTTTGTTTACAATTTGTACACTATATATTGTGTCTTTTCGTTGACCGGATACCACATATATGGTATAATACAATTGTTCTCAGGAAGAGGAACGGCTCCTGAGACATCAAGGTTTTCCTTTCCCCAATCTTGGTCGCATGGCTTCATTTGAGCTGACACAGGTGAAGCGTGAAAATCATCCGTTTCATAGTAATACCCTTCCTTTCTTTGGCGTGGGTAACTCCGCGCCAGCCGTCCAAGCAAACAGCCTCCACGCGGCGGACGGTGGACAACAGATGTTTCCGTGTTCCGGGCATCTGGCTAATGTTTGTATTTGCTGGTTTAGCTCAGCTGGTAGAGCAACTGATTTGTAATCAGTCGGTCATCGGTTCAAGTCCGATTTCCAGCTCCAGACGCTATCCGTTGGATGTATCGAAGTCACATGATACGATGCTATACACAACATCTGGCGGACAGCATGCCACCCATTAAGACGGCCTCCTCGTGGCGGGTGGCGGACAGCGGCTCTTGCGGCTGCTGACGAATGTCTTAGTCACGAATAAGACCGGAAAACGGTGAAGAGGGTACAATACAGAATCTATCGGCGTGGCTGCCGAATGGTGCTGGATGCGAGTTGGCTTCTCGCTCAAGGGGTGACCAGCATAAAACACCCTATCGTGCTCGATTAGCTCAGTTGGTAGAGCAGCGCATTCGTAACGCGCAGGTCGGCAGTTCGAACCTGCCATCAAGCCCCATCACCAAATTAAGCGATAATAGGAAGGAGATGAATTCTATGGAACAGGCAATTATCAATGTTGAAGGTACGACTACCATAGAAACCGCTGCAGCAGCAAAAAAGCTGATTGAAATGTTTGGCAACCGGAACATCCGCGCCATCGCTGTCAACCGTGTAAACGACAAGAGCGACGAGGTCATTGTTGAGCTCGATTTCGTACCGGGTTTGGCACCGCATCTGCACGGCTTCACGCTTCAGGTTAATGGCTTGACATGTGGTTATGCTGGTACTGGTCCTTCCAATCTGTATGAAGTCCTGCAGGCGGCTGGCGTGAGTGAAGCTCAGGTAGCACGCGAGGACATCACTCAGAAGAGCACAAAAACCATTCCTCTGCGCCTGGAACGCGCCGTGACTCAGTACGGCGACTTCCAGTTTGCGTAACGCTATTTGGCGGGCTTGACCCGCCATCATGGAGGGATAGCTTAGCTGGATAAAGCACCTGCCGCAAAGCAGGGTATCGATGGTTCGAGGCCATCTCCCTTCTCCATCCAGACAGCCTTTCGCTTCCTTTCGCCAAAGGTATCTGGGGTATTGTACTGCATTGCGTGTAGTACGGCCAATCAGGCGCGGAACTCCGAAACCATACCACGAAGAATTTTATCCTCTCCGCGCAGCATGGACATGCGATTTTACGGGGATAAATTCAAACCGAAATTGTGTCGGGTGGCGAAGACGGTTGCGGCACTGGCGAAGCACATATCTGCTTCGTCAACCATCCATGAGAAAGCCTCCACGCGGCGGATGGTGGGCAACGCAGCAAAGCTGCGGCTGATTTCTTTCAAACCGGTATCTGAATAAATGCAGATAAATAGACGAAAAAATCAAAAAAGCAAAGGAGTACACAGCATGAGTAATCAGAAAATCATCAAAGCAATCGCAGGGATTGCAGCAGCCGGTATGATGGCAACTTGTCTGCCTGTCGCAGCATTCGCAGCAACCGGCGACACCTATCATTTCTCTTTCAGCAACGGTTCTTCCCAGGACCTGGCTCCGGGCGGCTCTATGACGTTCCCGGCAAGCCAGTATGACTACGGTTACTGGATTACCCTGCAGGGCCACGGCGGCTACACCTACAACTACTATCCCGGCGACACTCTGCCGTACGATGCAGTTGACCAGTGGTTCACCGCTGACGGCATCACTTCCTGCTATGCGGCCGAAGGTAATCCGCGTTCCATCACCATCAACTATCAGATTGACGGCAACACTGTGCTGACCGAAACTGACACCGCCACTTTCCCCGGCAGCGTTGATGGTCAGAGCGTTGAAGCCTGGACCACGGATTCCGGTGATACTTACACCGCGTCCAGCAAGAGCCTGAACCATGACCGCCTGTTCTACTTCCTGGGCGATGACATTCACGACAATGTCCTGACCCTGAAAGCCACTACTGCATCCACTCCCGATGACGGCAAGGATGACAACAAGGGCGACAATACCGGCGACAGCGGCACCACCACTCCCGATGACAAGGGCGACGTAGTGGCCCCCGATAAGGACAACACCGGTAAGGACAACACTTCTACCGGCTCCAACAAGGGCAACGGTACTACCACCACTACTCCGACCGCTCCTCGCAAGAACGTTGAAGTCTCTGAGCACGGTGAAATTGCCGCCGCTATTGCCAATGGCACCTGGGGCAATGAGTACACCGTCTGCACCAGCTGTGGCTATCACAACTGGACCCGCAAGGGTAACGTTTACGTCTGTGACCATTGTGGTCACGAAGTCCTGACTGTCAAGGGCGCTGATGGCGTCAAGGGTTATGCTGGCACTCTGGCTGGCAATGAACCCCAGTACGCTTCTACCTCTGAAGCTCAGGCTGCTGCTGAAAAGCGTGAAGCCGCTTATGCCGCTTCCATCGCTGCTCTGCAGGCACAGGTTGCCGCTCGTGAAGCTGCTTATGCCGCTTCCCTGGGCATCCACTAATTTGCCATCCTCTAACTAACGGTAATCGATAGTTTTTTCTCCTTGCTGTGGGGCGGGATTTCGGTCCCGCCCCATCCTTTTATGGTCAGATGTCCGAGTGGTTTAAGGAACTGGTCTTGAAAACCAGCGGCGCCGCAAACGTCCGTGGGTTCGAATCCCACTCTGGCCGCCATGCTTGCCGGGGCTTCCCGGCTTTTTTGTTTTTGTGAGCAACACAAGGCAACAGATTGCTATATCGAATAGTGTTATGTATACTAGAGAAAAAGCAGATTAAGAGGAAACGCCATGACAAAACAGTCTGACATTGAGATGGTTGCCAAAGCCAGAGCTTGGGCTGTTAAGGCTCATGCCGGGCAAAAAGACAAGGCGGGGAAGGATTACTTCAAAGCGCACGTTACGGTTGTAGCAGAAGGCGTAAAAGGTGACCCAATAGCCGAGGCTGTGGCATTTCTGCATGATACGGTCGAAGATACGTCCGTCACAATAGAAGACATCAGAACGGGGTTTCCAAAAGAGGTTGCTGACACTGTGAGTACGTTGACCCATAGCAAGGGTATATCGTATGCTGAATATCTTTGGTATATTCAGCAAAATTCTATTGCTGTCAAAGTAAAGCTCTCGGACCTGCGCAGCAATATGGACTTAACCAGGCTCCCTCACACTCCAACTGAAAGGGACTTGGAAAGAACCAGAAAATACAAGCGGGCATATACGATACTGTCATCGAGAGAAGGCATAAGCGCAGTTAATCCGTATGCACTGTATGACTACTTGCTGGCAAACAACTGGAGCGTCAAAAGGAAAAGCACGAGGACTCCCGTTCTGGAAACAACGAATGGTTCTGCTGAAATCAAGGTGCCCATCGACCTGGCTATGGCTGACTATGAGTCCAGGATGGCTGAGGCTTTAAGCGAGTTGTGTTCGTGTGAGGGCATACCGTTCTCGAATGCAATAGCGCGGATTGTGGCTTGGAAGCCAGACAAACAATAAGCGTGGGCCTGCTATTATTTTTATGAAAAGCCTTGACTTTGTATTCTACACATTGTATAATATAGACACTGAATTTGATGAAAGGAAAATTGCACGATGTTTGCTGCTATGATGAACAAACAGAATAAATTGCAAAAGCTGTGGAGCAATTGGAATCTCTTCGGCTGTTTTGTGTTGTCTGTTTGTGCAAATCATAGTGCAGTGATGGTTGAATAAAATCATCGAAGTATCGGTTGTTTTCCATACTCTGCACGATATGAGCACCTGTCAGACGCACAACGCCTGATGGGTGCTTTTTTGATGCAGAAAATCAGAATCAGGTCACTCTAATGCCGCTGGAGTGAATTCCAGCCAGGCTTATTAAAGTGTATGCTATTATACATAATGTATATTCGAGGATTCGCCAAACGGTAAGGCATCAGGCTTTGACCCTGACAACGGTTGTTCGACTCGACCATTCTCGGCCAACGCTCATTTTCATGCGCATCGGAAGTGAGATTCCTCAAAGCTGTGTTCCCATAAGCAAGGCACGGAAGATGCGCGACAAGTGCTCGTAACTCAATCGGTAGAGTACCCGACTTTTAATCGGGGTGTTCGGGATTCGATTTCCCGCGAGCGCACCATGCCCGGCAGAGCATTATCTGCCACTTTTGTGGGTGTATAGCTCAGTAGGCAGAGCGGCGGACCGTTAATCCGTTTGTCGCAGGTTCAAATCCTGCTACGCCCGCCATAAGCTCCTCTGGTGAAATTGGCAGACACAGTGCGCTCAAACCGCACCGTTTTGAGGGTTCGAATCCCTCGGGGAGTACCATGTCCGGCAGTACAACAACTGCCATTTATGGGTTGTTAGCTCAGCTGGTAGAGCAACGGACCGTTAATCCGTGGGCCGCAGGTTCAAACCCTGTACAACCCGCCATATGCTCCAGTGGCGAAACTGGCAAACGCGGCGGCTTTAAGTCCCGTTTTACTCTGGGTTCGACTCCCAGCTGGAGTATCTATATAGGGGTGTAGCTCAAGTGGTAGAGCAGCGGTCTCCAAAACCGCTTGTTGCATGTTCGAGTCGTGTTACCCCTGCCACAATAAGAAAAGCCGTCCTCACATAAGAGGCGGCTTTTTGTTTTGGAGAGTATACAGACCAAAAAACTAAACCACAAGTTGATTGCAGATGTGCAAAAACATGGTATAATAATATCAGAACGAAACGAAAGGAGATACCCCAAAATGCTGTGCAACACTGTTAATGTCATGTCGTATGAGTATAGTTACGAATATACTGAGTTCATGTCCTTTGAACGCAGTTTTATTTCTCATACTCCTCGACAGGCAAAAACAGACCATGTACAGATGCGGTGCGTCTTCTAAGCGATAACTGCATGTCATAGCTGCTTGTCGAGATTTCGGCAGGCAGCTTTTTTGTTGCCTGCAATACAGAAAGGCAGCAAGAAAAATGAACGTTCCTACTATTGATATCCAGCAGACAGGTGCCAACATTAAGACACTGCGAAAGGCAGCAGGTATCAAGGTGAAAGATGTGGCAGATACACTCGGCGTATCCACGCAGGCAGTTGCCAAATGGCAAGCTGGAACAGCGCTCCCCACCATCGACAACCTTGTGATATTGGCAGCGATGCTGGATACCAAGATAGATGACATCCTTGTCATCGCATAAACCCTCGCCGCAGGATTGCGGCTTTATATGGCCCGTTGGACGAATTGGTAGAGTTGCCGCCCTTTCACGGCGGAGATTATTGTGGGTTCGAAACCCACACGGGTCACCATATGCTTCTGTAGCTCAGTTGGTAGAGCAGTGGTCTGAAGAACCGCGTGCAGTTGGTTCAATTCCAACCGGAAGCACCACATGTGTCGGTATGCAAGTGGATAAAGCAGGCAGTCTGTAAAACTGTTCCGTTACGGTTCGCTGGTTCGAATCCAGCCCGGCACACCATAAGGCCCCTTCGACAAGTTGGTCCAAGTCGCCAGCCTCTCAAGCTGGAGTCGGCAGTTCGAGTCTGCCAGGGGTCATACAAGCACCTATGTCAAAAAGGTGCATCATGCAGAGGTCGCCTAACGGTAGGGCAGCAGCTTGCTAAGCTGCCGTCGCGGAAATCGCGGCATGTGAGTTCGAATCTCACCCTCTGCGCCATCTGCTTGCTTGTTCGAGTGGTTGATGAAATCGGTCCAGAAAACCGACGATGGGAGACTGTCCGAAGGTTCGAATCCTTCAGCAAGCGCCACTGCCCTCATTCTGTGCGGTATCCGTGCAGGTGAGGGCTTTTTCTTTTGCTTTTCGCTTCGAATTTCGGACTCGAATGGCGTTAATGGTCGGATATTCTTGATTATACATGCCTTTGCTGTATGGCAAATAGCTCCAAACAGTATTGGTTTTTACACCCAATTCTTCTGCAATTTCAGGAACTGACATACCGTTCGCACGCAGCTTCCCGATTTTTTCTGATGTTTCATCTGACCAGGCCCCGGCCGTAATCAGTATTTTGCGCACTTTCTGCAATGAAATGCCTGCACGTTTGGCAATGGTTCTTCTAGGTATACCTTGCTCATGGAGCCGGAGAACCGTCTGCATTGTCGCGTCCATCTTATCAGTACCTCGCCGTTATCGATTTTTGTATTGCCCTAATTGTCGTACTTTAATCATACAGCAAAGCAACAAAATTGTCCAGGAAGCAAAAGTGCCTTCATTTGCCACTAATTCATCTATGAAATTTGAAGGCAGAGTACCCCGTCTATAGCCGTTGGGCTTAGGCGGGGGAGAATGTCAATTGCAAAAGAATGTGTATAAACTGTTACCATTTAACGCTTTCCGTTGTGAGAAATTGCGAATCGCGGTATAATGAAAGGGTAAAAAGTGAAAGGATTTTTGCCGTATGTACATTGATTTCACGAGCAAGCAGTACTTCTTCATTCTGCACGCTCTTGCTGTTATGATAACGTTTTATAGCAACGATTTTTCCTCTATCTGCAAAGAGGTTGGAGAGGCTTATGGAACAAGCGAAGCAGACATTGCAAGTGCTTGCGCTGCTCTGACAGCTGTGAACGTAACGGCACCTGTCAAAAGTTTATCTAACAAGTGCAGCGACATTCTGGAAGATATACTGCATCATGCACGAGAACTGCCGGGAAAGGACGCTCCATATAAATACAGTGTTAGCTTAGATGTCTCTTCCTGGAAAGTAGTTGCTGATGCACTGGATACATACTCACGTATTTTGATGGGGCAATTTGGCGTCATTTATGAAGCCCTCGATATTTCTGGTAACGATGAGCAGCACTTCCAGGCGTATCATGATGCACGCTGGAATGGGGTGGGGGTCCTCGAAGCCCGTGACCTTCTGATTCCACAGCTCAAAAAGATAAGGCTTGGTTGGAATGGGAACTTTGGTATTTCAAATTCAGGACTTGCCTACAACAGCAAACTGGCATACGAGATTCTTAAAACCATTCGATATGCGACAGAGAAACGAGATAGCTCCGTTCTGAAAGTGACAAACGAGCCGCTGCCGCGTGCTGAAGGTTCTTTCCCAATTAGAGCACTGTAATTAGATTGGAGGCTTCCAGGGTGGGCGACCACATCATTTCTTTCTTAGACATCTGCGCCATGCGCGGTCAGTTGGTTTTGGCAAAAGCACCGTCCATTCCGGCTATCGATAATAAAACCGTGTATTGTACCGGAGCTCACAAGCGAGGAGCGGACCGCTGCATTGTCCTTGACGGCGAGGAGTACAGCCAGATTCTTTTTGTTAACGGAACAATAAAACTGTATTGGCAGTGAGGTATCATTGTCAACAACCCCGCCTAAACCGGCTCGCCGGTTATAGACGGGGCTTGCGGGGCAACCCGTAAGCCCGGTTGATTAGCCTAAGTCTGCTGCTCCGGCGGCAGGAAACTACGTTGTGTACTAATAATATAGGCACCTTACTCATGCTCCACAAGTGGTGAGCTCTGCGGATGTTTGTTAAAAATCTCTGAGGGTAGGAGACGTGCAAACATCATACCGAAAGGTAAAACAGTACAACAACATTGGCGATGTGGACCACGGGGCGCAAGCCCTGACTTATCGATTCATTATTTACGAAAGGAGTACTTTGCATGAGCACTTGCGTTTGTGTTCTTAGCAACAACGGTGAACGCTTAATGCCCACCATCCGTCTTGGCAAGGTGCGCCATCTTTTGAAAGACGGAAAAGCAAAAATCATTAAGCATCATCCCTTTACTATCCAACTGCTGTATGACAGCAAAACAAACACACAACCCATCGAAATCTGCGAAGATGTGGGCTACAACTACATTGGCATCAGCGTAAAAAGCGAATCTCACGAATATGTGTCTGCCCAGTATGATACATTGCAAGATGAGAAGGAACATCACGATGATTGCCGCAAGTATCGCCGTACACGCAGAAACAGACTGCGTTACCGTAAACCGCGCTTCGATAACCGCAAACGTGATGATGGTTGGCTTGCGCCCTCTCTTGAACACAAGAAAGAACTCAACGTCAATGTCATCAAGATGTATTGCGAAGTAATGCCTATTACGCATGCAATTGTTGAGGTTGGTTCTTTCGATACGATGCTTGTAAAAGCAATCGAGGAAGGCAAAGCCACACCAGAAAGCGCAGATTATCAAAAAGGTCCCCGCTACAAGTTGGCAACTTTGCGGGAGGCGGTATTCTATCGGGATAACTACACTTGCCAGGTTTGTGGGCGCAAAGCTAATGAAGGTGCAATTTTGCACGTGCATCACATGTTTTATTGGAAAGGTCGCCATGGCAATAGTCTCAGCGAGCTTATAACAGTATGCGAGAAGTGCCATACACCAGCTAACCATCAAAAAGGCGGCAAGCTCTACGGATTTGGTGAAAATATAAAGTTCGCCAATCTTTCTGGTGCGGCGTTCATGAACACCGTGCGCTGGCAAATCGTTAATGTACTTAACGCTGCTTTTGGAAAGCCGTTCGTCACATTCACTTATGGTGCGATGACCAAAGAAAAGCGGATTGCTCTTCATCTTGAAAAGAGTCATAACAACGATGCGTATGCAATGGGCAGCTTTCATCCAGTTAACCGCTGCGCGTTTGAACATTATGAAAAGGTGAAACGCAATAACCGCATTCTCGAAAAGTTTTATGACTCGCAGTACATTGACATTCGTACAGGAGAAATAGCTACCGGAAAAGAACTCTTCAACGGTAGAATCAGCCGCAGCCATAAAAAGGATTCCGAAAACCTGCACAAGTACCGTGGAAAGAGGATTTGTAAAGGGCACCGCGCTCTACGCCGAAAAAAGGTGGCCCTCAATCCCGGAGATTTAGTTTCTCTCAACGGAGAAATTCTTGTTGTCCATGGCACTCATACCAAAAAGAATGGTTCTGTAAACGTGGAATTCAAAACTCCATCGAGAGGTGGTAAAAAATCCGCAAGCCTTAAAAAGCTGAAAATTGTTAAAACGTCAAGCCTCATGCATTCTGCGTGGACTAAAGTAGCTTAAAAAACTAAAGAAAGGAGACACGGGGTATTTGGACTTACTAAGTGTGCCTCAAATGTACTCTTAGTCAACGCATTCCTCACCGCCTAAGTCGTAAGCGACTATAGACGGTGTACCCTGCGCACAAATTTTATGGAATTCGAAAAGCCAATCAAGCGCCCTATATCGTTAAAGGCTTTCGCCTCTGGGATAAGGTGCTCTATAACGGGCAGGAATGTTTTATTTCGGGACGCAGGACATCGGGATATTTCGCTTTAAGAAAATTCGATGGTACAACCATTACGAATAGCATTTCATTTAAAAAACTGCGACTATTAGAGCCTGCAACAAACTATTTAATCGAAAGGAAGTGAATGGGCAAATCCTCCCACGACTGAAGTCGCGGGTATCCTTGCCATGATTGATGATGCCCCTGAAAAACACAAATCTAAGGGCTGGACCAACGCGATGCCAAAAACAAACGAAGTTAAAAAGCCACTTGCACAAATGTGCGAACCGCCTAAAATAATAATTGCATAACAGATACCATCACTTACCTCCTAATTGAACATTAAATTAACAATCTGTCATGCACAAGTAAGCAGACTCTCTTTTGAGGGCCTGCTTCTTTTTTGTATGTATTGATTAGAAACAAAAATATTTCAGAAAGGATGAATACTATGACCACAAATACCAAGAACAGCTTTACCAGGTTCGCGGCTGCCGCAAAAGATTGCTTCTATGTGAATTCTTTTCGCGCAGACTTAGTTCAGTGCGACAGGGCCTTGAAAATGGACGGCGAGATGCACGTCGAAGCGGAATGCTGGATGAACATTTTGGATGCCCTGGACGATAACGACATCAAGATGTATGTCGATAACGAATACCGTCCCGGACTTTTGAACCCGTTCCATAAATGGTAACGTTCCCAAAAAAACAAATGAATCACAACCCATTACTCATGCGGTAGGGCAGCATTGCTGTTCTGCCGCTATTTTTGTTTTTGATGTCGGTTACGTTATCGGGAAAAGCTTTGAGCAGCAAATGCGTTCTGCTAATGCAACCTGTGCCGAAAGCTTTTCCCATTGTGGCAGCAGTCACAGCGTTCGCCCTTATGTGCGCCGCGCTCACTGGCATCATTACTGGGTCGGGGAAGGCCGCACAAGACTCGGAGTCCGTTGGATTGAACCGGCCTTGGTTCTTACCAACAGCAAAAACGAAGCCGATGCGGCTATTGTAAGAAACGTGAAAGGAGCATGACAATGCTTAATCCAAATATCAATAATGCTCTCGAAACCAATTCAAGCAAAGCGGTGCTTCTCAGCATCAAAAAGCAATGGCTTGAAAAGATTCTGAGCGGAGAAAAGACCATTGAGGTCCGAAAAACCATGCCGTGGGAAATCAGCTATCCTTTTGTGGTGTTTTGCTACGAGACAAAAGCTGATGGTGGTGCCGGAAAAGTAACTGCTGCATTTGTTTGCCGAGACATCGATACGCTCGACTGTCTGCGTGAACTCCCGGCATATGCTATTGGCACAAAAGTAACCGAAAAGACCGCTCGATTCGTCAAGGATAGCTGCCTTACCGCAAACGAGCTGATTGCATACGGCAATAAGTCTGGCACTCTATATGGTTGGAACGTCTCTGACATCCAATCTATGGATATGTCACTGCGAGAGCTTGGCGTTAAGCGAGCACCACAGTCCTGGATGTATCTGCAAGTTCCCAACGACAAGACGTTCTGAACGATGCCTGTTGGGGCTGGCTGCATGTGCGGACCAAGCAAAACATCTACTGCACGATAGAATAAATCGTGCAAACAAAGCAGACTCTCAATTCTTGAGGGCCTGCTATTTTTTATTTCAGGAGGAAATAACCGTGATTCTTTATCATATCATGGCAGACACCGGATGCCTGCCGGACGATGTCATTCCACAGATACCTACGAATCGGATGAAAGGGGAGGACCAGGAAATCCCAAGAATTTGTCTTGGGCATACCCTTGACGACTGCCTGACCAGCATCGGCATTGCGCATTTTGTCTCAAAATTCCTGCTCGCTGAGCTGCGTCAGAGCAAAAAATACTCCAAGGACATGCCGTTACCGTTCATTGTCCGAATGTACAACATCAAGGACGAAGACCCGAATCTCTTGACCGAGGAAGAAACACAGAAATATGTGGCGGATTCTGTCGTGACCAGTGAATGCTGGCTCACAAGATACGAGAAACCCGTCAAAATCCAGAAACTTTGGCTTGTGGGCGGCGAAGTTGTTCTTTGGCCCTATATCGTTGACGGCGTCGTGTACGATTACCCAATCGTCCGTAACTCAATTTGGGCAGACAGCAAAACCTTGCCGGACCCGGAATTTCAGAATCAAATCATGGATATCACTCAGAAATGGCTTAACGAAGCCTGAAAAAGAAGCACATCAAAAGCTCTTGCACATCCTTGCGAATTCCATAGTATTAAAGTTGTACGACAGATAACATCTACTTTGCACACCGCGTGCTCGTACAATTCATAATTCTGTTCTCATTCAAGGCAGACTCATCTTCATGATGGGCCTGCCTTTTTTTGTTTACAGAAAAAGGAGGAATTCAAAACAAACCACAAATCTCAAATCACAATCTTCCGCTACAAGGAAAAGACACAAAAAAGGAGTCACAAAATGAAAGTCGAAAAGAATAATAACAGCATTTTTCGGAACAAGCATGTCCTGGTTGTCGTCGCGGTGATGTGTATTTTTACCATCATCGCCTGCATGGGTTTTATGCTTTCTGTTCCTGCACACGCAGAGGAAAACATAGCTCCCAAAACCGAACCTATCGCTTTTTCCACTCCCATTGAAACGGTGAATGAGCTCGATAAAGCGTTCCCGATAGCGGAAACTTCCGAAGAAGCACAGGAGGAAATTACAACTGCTGAGGTCGAATCTTCCGATGCTGCAGAACCGGAACCACGGATTGAGACCGCAGAAGCAGCCATCGAAGAAGCTGAACCGAAACCCGAAACAATTCCAGATAATCTCAACGACAATGAGCTTGAAATCTACACAGCTCTGCGGTCCGCTGGCCTTTCAAAGGCCGGTACTGCCGCAGTGATGGGCTGCATGTCGATGGAAAGCGGTCTTAAAGCCTCGGCCGAAAACCCTTCGGATGGCGGCTATGGACTCCTGCAATGGACTTATAGCCGAAAGACAGACCTTTTCAACTGGTGTTATGGCAATGGCTATGACCCCAACACCGTTACGGGACAGGTGATGTTCTTCGTGTATGAGCTCAATAGCACATACAGCAAGGCCGCCAAATACTCATATCCGGTGTACGAAACTCTCACTACAAGCGACAGCCTGGAAGATTGCCTTTCGATGTTCTTCTCCCATATGGAAGCAGGAACCAACGTGATAATCTCTTCCCGCAAAGTCTATGCAGGAGGGCTGACCACGTTAGACCTGTACCGCAAACGCTTAACTGCCGCTTACAAATACTTCATTTGAATTAGGAGGAAATCACAATGAAAACAACCGTTTATCTGTGCGGCTTACCAAAAGCCAGATTTACAACACCTCTTCTGGTTTCGATACTCAAACGCTCGATGCTATGAAGAAGCTGCATGACAAAATCCTCACATTTGGCGGGGATGAAGTCTGCATGACGATGTTCGATGAAGATGCACCAAAAATCCTTGAACGCGGCCGATTCTTTTATGGCAGCAGCTATATGAGGAAAGGCCAGGATTGCCAGTGCCATTACAATTCTGCACGGCTTTGGTATAAAAACAAAGACCGGTGCTTTATTGCAACGGGCTATGCTCTTTCCGAAGACGGGCTCTGGCGCTGTCATTCCTGGGTCGTTCAGCCAATGGCACGCACCGTTCGCGTGTGGGAAACCACCGTCAAGCGTGTTGCCTATTTCGGCATGGTTTTGACCAGCGAGGAATGCGAAGACTTTGTCGAGAACAACACATAACAATTGGGGAGGTTACCCAACATGGGTGAACAACTACATTTCAGTATGGATGGTGAGTTCCTCACCGCCATTGCACGTGACTGGTTCTGGAATATGGACAAACCGTATAAAAAGTGTGAGGAGCTGCTGCTCTCCTGCATGATGGGTGGCAACGAGGAAGAAAAAAGGCATGTTTGCCAGGACATTATCGAAGGCCGGAAAAAACTTGTTGGTGTCAATGAGTTTGAACTTGTCGATGACAATGTTCATGTTCGTTCCCTCGGGCAGAAGGTTGAGGAGCTTCAACACAAGATGCTGGTCAATCAAATTCGTGAGGATATGATTGCACATCCGCTCAATTATGTTGACCGCTTTGCTATGACTGATAGCTATGAAACGCTCTGCACCAATGCAGAACATCATTATATCGATTGCAGCTATGACGGTATCAAGTGCTTCCTCTATGGGAAAACGGGTTATTCTGATGCATTCAACAACGGTGCATGGCTTTTTACCCACCCAGACCTTGTTGCAGAATTCAATGGCGAACCGCTTCCTGAGCAGGAATCCAACCCGGAATTCTACAAAACCGATTTTTGGACCAAGCTTGCCTCTTGGATTGAAGCAAACATGAAAGGCACATCCGTTGAACGCCGTCAGCGACTGTACAACAGCTATATCAGTGATAGACCCATTCAGCATCAGCTGACCGAATATGGTCTGATTGCTCCCGATGGCACCTGGTATGCCTGCGAGTTTGGCGAGCACGCTGCCCTGGCTGGCCGCATCATCATGCGCAATCGAGAAGCGTTTGGTCTTTCTGACCATGAAGTTCTCAATATGGCGTATGACTGGAGCGGCAAGGGTCTCGATTTCCTATATAAACGCAGTTGGATTGCCATTCGTAATCCTTCGATGGGCAATACATTCCTCGATATGGATGAGACCAAAACCGCAACAAAAGCTCAAGTAAATACCATTTTTGACTATATTTCTAAATTCAACCGCTATGACATGAATATTTCTAAAGTTATGGTTGACTAAAAAGGAGATTTTATTATGACTTCCAATATAACTATGACCGCTATTTCCATCTGTGATTTCCTGAAACTCATCGTGAAAAGCACGGTGAAGCATTACACCGAGGATTTCAAGCTGGACATAAAGATTTTCAAGCGCTATGCAAAAGAAGCGCAGGAAACTGGAAAGCCCGTATCGATGCTCTGGTTCTGCCGCTCTTGTGGAACGTATCTCTGCCCTGAGGAAGATGCGTACAAGAAAGATACTCCCATGTTCATCACGTTCAAATACTATGATGAGCAGGAAGAGGAAGAAGCCCGGACCATTAAGGCTTTTCTGGTCACTGTGACAGGGATGGAAGGACAAAAGCCAGTTGGCTATATCACTCCCATCAACTATGCGGATGAATGTGACCGCATTCGCCGTTACGCAGTACCTGCCGAAAAGGTCGAGCTTGTCTATGATAAAGGTTCCCTTGTCCAGAACAATGGCAACTATACGATTCTGAAGCATCCCAAGCTTGGTACACTTCAGAAAACGAAATTCTTGGCCGATGACCCTGACGCGCTTGATTATGCGCTGCATATGGCTCGCAATGAGAGAAAGGCAGGGTGACAGCCATGAAAACGATGGTTACATTGACTCACGAAGAAGCCCAAAGCTATTTGGCGTACGCTCTGATTTGCGAAACGATGGAAGGAGCCTTTTGGAATTCCGGACGCCGTCGCAGACTATACAGCAAGACGTTTACCGAAGCCGAACAGAGGCAGATTCCCCGCATCAAAGCCATTGCTCACAAATGGTGTTTGGTTACTGGTGTTCCTGAAAAGGTACGCATGAGATACAGCACCTATTTGCTGTGGCAGAAACTCGCGATGTTCTGCGCTGAAATTTAATTTTTCATTACCGCTGCCCATTTGGGTGGCGGTTTTTTGTTGCGGATTTATGCGAACGGCCTATAATCAAAAATGTACGATAGATAACAGATATCGAAAAGGCATCCTGCCCTTCGCACACTTAACAATGCGCTTTAGGCGAACTTCCCATTTGGGCGGTTCGCCTTTTTGCGTATAATATAAAAGAAAGGACGTAATCCAAATGAATGAGTACGAAGCAACAATACAAATCAACCCAACCGACGATATCAAGTTCATACTTGAGGAGTCCGGCTGCTATGAGTCTGAAATTGAAATGATGAAGGCCGGTGGCACCTATAATGCGTTTGTCAAGCGTGTCTATGATGCCATCGACTGGTCTCATCTATACTCTTAGTCAGCGCATTCTTCGCCGCCTAAGTCGCAAGCGACTATAGACGGTGTACCCTGCGCACAAAATTTATGGATTATGGCAATGCGTTTGCGACCTCAGATATTTTTGTAAATCATCGTACGGAAACCTCATCAGTTCAGTGTTCCACTGAGAATCAACTTTCTGATTTCAGGAAAGCTGATTCCCATGAATAATATCTGACTCGTATCTTTGCGGTCGTTCCTTTTGGAGCGGCCGCTTTTTTTGTTTTCAGTTTCCTTGCGCAAATGTGCGAGTCTCATAAAATGAAAATTAGGGAGGTGCTGTTTTGAAAATTCAGAGAATCATGCCTGCAACTACTCACTCCATGAAAGACGCGTTACCGCTTGGGACTATCCTGACGGTGAAAAATGTTGCAGACCAGAAATATATTGTGGTCGGCTATGACACAAGTTCTTTTCCGCATAACTACTATGCGGTTCCCTGGCCGCAAGGGTACATGGGTGAAGAAAATATGTACTTGGTAGGATTTGATGATATTGCGAAAGTTCTGTGTCGCGGCGGAATCAATGAGGAATCCAGAGTTTTCTTGCAGGCACTGGATGATGTGTTGAACGGGAGGTGACACGGTGACGGTAAAAGAGCTGAAGCATATGCTTGAGAACGCGGACGACAATGCTATCGTCGTTGTGCGAAATAACTGGGCTCCGGCGGAATTCCTGAATACCTCTGCTCGGAAGATGGTGCTTGTGAAAACAAATGGCAAGCTCATGACGCCGAAATGGGCCGAGGCGAGCGGGTATATCTGCGAAGGCCCTGCTATGTCGGCAATTTTATTCGATTGAGGTGAGAAAAATCATGCCCGATAAAAAAGTGGCCACGCAGGCATCTGATGGACCCTGGGAACGCGAAACCATCATCACATTCAATGATGCGGAGAAGAAAGCATCCTACTACACCTGCAACAAAGCTCGTATGGAGCAGCTAAAAGAGCTTGCCAAAGAGTACCCTGATGCTGTTAAAATCACGCGGGATGAGGACTGGTGTATGGAGGCAGATATGCCCAAGAAATGGGTCAAAATCAAGCCGCCTCGCAAGTTGACTGAAGAGCAATATGCGGAACTGGTCAGACGCGGCAAAGAACTTGCAGAACGGCAGCGGCAGCTAAAAAACGAAACGAAGGAATAAACCGGCTTCATATGCCGGAAGAGGAGAATATAAAATGTACAATTCTTACAGCGCATTGAATCTTTTGGGCGGTATGCTCTATACGGTGATTCTTCTGGTGGTAGCGTATTTTGTGCTCAAAATCGTCGCCAATTGGAAAATTTTTGAGAAGGCCGGGCAGCCTGGCTGGGCATCCATCGTCCCGTTCTACAGCAACTACATCGAATTCAACATTTACTGGGGGAACGGCTGGTTGTTTCTGATTCCGGTCTTGCTGAGCCTTTTGTCTGGTATCCCGCTGCTCGGCAATCTGTTCCTGGTTGTTGCTCTCATCATCGGTGCTATCACCAACTACAAGAAAGCTGTTGCGTTCGGTGAAGGTATTGGTTTCACGATTGGTCTTTGCCTTCTGAATCCGGTGTTCAACATGATTTTGGCTTTCGGTCATTATCAGTACCACGGTATCCCGCAGGATGGCTATTCCTATTCTCAGCTCAAGACCAAATATGAGGAAAAGAAAGCCGAACAGCAGAACAACCCCAGTACTGTTCAGTACCAGGCCCCCGAAACTCCCAAAGAGCCGAGCCAAAATGTTCAGTATCAAACTCCGAATGCCCCTGCTGAGGTTCAGACCCCGCCAACTCAGCAGAATCAAAATCAGGACAATGGCTGATATTATTTGGGTCGTTGTGTTTCTCTGCGTTCTCATCGCGTCCTGCTTTGGAATGTACTATTTCCAGGGTGAGAACAAACAAAAATTTGTGTTTTGCTTTTTGCTGGTAGCATTATCTTTTGAAGCCCTTGCGTTTCGGCTTCTGGATATTGCGTATACGGTGATTAACGCAGCAATCAAAGCCGCATAATGACCTTTTTTGCAATTCTCAAACTGTTTTTTGGCAGACCTTCCAACCGAGGGCCTGCCATTTTTATTGTTGCCAGGAGGAAAATCTATGAAAATCCGATTCTATACAAACAACAAAGAAGCTATTGTATTCGACCTCGAGGATATTTTGAAGCAGCTCAACATTGAAGAGCAGGTAGCCACTGTCGGTCTTGTCATTGAAAAAGACGAGGCCGAGGTTGAGGCAATCGCTCAGACAATACAAGACGATTATCCGAACATGTACCTTCAGGCAAAAGAATACGGGCGAAATCTGACCTTGGCTTGTGCGGAGCTTCCGAACCCTACTAACCCGGATATTGTAACCTACCTCTATGCGGGCGATGATGCTACGGAAACTGACAGTTGGATTGCGAAAGTGAACAACACAATTCGTGCGCAAGGGGATAACAGTGAACGGCTCATCCATATTGACTCGAATCTCGCTGCCGTGGTAGAAGCAAACGAAACGGAACAAGGATACTATGCTTCCACCGTGTCGCAGCATGACAAGGCTACAAACGAAATGCTGAGTTTCCGGCAGATTGCAGAGTCGTTGGAAGCTGTTGGGGATAACTACAAGTACCAGAGCGCAAGCAACATTCTGACTGCAAGAACCAAAGCAGAGCGGAACTATATTGTCCGGCTTATCAAGATGTATTGCGACGATACCAAATACCTTTCCGGTGCTATGCCGCAAAGTGAGTACCCGTTCTGTGTCCAGAACGTTGACGCTCTGAACCAGCGTGATGCGCAGTGGTCCGAAATCAAAGAGTATCTTGCGCAGGACGAAAATCGCAACAAACTGGATGTGATTCTTGGCTTCGTGCCGGATGCGGAGAGTGACAAGACTCTAATTCTGCACAGCATTGAAGAAAAAGGGAAGGCCATGTCTGATTCTGAAATCGAAAAAGCATATAATTTGCTGTTTGGTGACTGTAGCAATGGATGAATAATCTTGCGCTTTCGTGCGAGACCCGTATAATTTAGCTTGTACGATAGATACCATCTACTAAGCACACTGTGTGCTCGTACAATTCACACTTCGCTTTAAGGCGGACTTCCCACACCGGGAGGTTCGCCTTTTTGCGTACAAAAAAAGGAGTGTTATAATGGGTAGTATATGGACGGCTCTTGGCAACCGACTTGAAACCGCTTGGAAGAGACCTACTAAGCCCAACTCTAAACGCCCGAAAGACGGTGAAATCATCGACGAAGAGAAATCGGTGCGCTGGAACAGGGAAGAGGTCGTTCGCCGACAGAAAGCCTGGGATGCGGAATGCTCTCGGCTGAAGAAGGCGCAGAATGCAGAAATCGAACACATCTCGGAAGCTATCGAACTTCAAATTCAGGAAGACATCAAAGCCAAAACGAAACGCAGCATTTCCAAAAAGGCTGCAACCATCCTCTGGCAAAAAGCCTACGACCGTGGCCACGCCTATGGTTTCGCTGACATCTACTGTGCCATCGAGGACTACGAGGAGCTGGTTGTTGCCGTACTCACAAACGCTCGTTGAAAGAAAGGAAAATACCATGAAGCTGAATGAATACCTCGCTAAAAATGCCGTCAAGCTGATGATTAAGGGCTCTGGAGAAAAGAATCCTACGCGCCAGACCAATGACCTCGGCATGTACGATTATGTTGAGAACCTTGAAAGCGTCCTCGGCAAAATGGTCTGGATTTGCGATTATCGCGCAAATGCGGACCCGACCAAAAAGCCGATTCGTAACATCAAACCTACCCCGGTTGTTGTAACGGACGCAAAAGAAACGAGCAAAACCATCTATTATTCTCCGGTCTATTTTCGGCCGGTAAATCGGGGTAAGATTTCTTCAACCGTCATTGCCCCATTGGACAACACCGGGTATCGCTGCTGCTCCGGCACTTCCGTCAACATCTTCTACACGAAAGAAGAGTGCGTGAAGTGCTATCGGGAGCAGGTTCGACAGGCAGACGAGATTTATGAGAAAGAGAAGGCTCGCATCATCAAAGAGTTCGACGCTCGCATGCAGATTCTCAATGATTCTCTCACGCCGTTCAACGATGTCCCGCAGAGCGATTACACCGTTGTTGCAAAAATGGATGTTACGAACGATTCTCTCGGATACAATGAGAAAAATCGGCATTTTTATCTCGAGACGACCCGAACCATGATTCCGACTCGCTATACCATCGAAAGGCTCAAGATGCAGGCACTGATTGGCCTGGTGGATGAACTCCGTGCAAACACCACCTGGCAAAAGGGCATCCCTTTCCGTATCCTTATCAGAACAACAGTTTTCGTGGATGGTATTGAAGATGTCAGCCAGGCCACAACGGAATCTCAAACCATTGCCCTTTGATGAACCATGAAGAGCGCACGCCCCGTCTATAGCCGTAAGGCTTAGGTGGGGAGGTTCACAAAAAAACAAAACAATACATATGTGAGGTAAAATGTTATGTGTGAACTACTCGGCAATTGAATTGCCGAGGATTCCCGCGCCGTTATCCTAAACACAATGTTGCACGACTTTGCACGATGTTGTAACATTCTAAAAAGCCACTAACACGCGTGCAAACTTTTTTCAAAAAAGTTTATACAGCTTCTTGACGGCGTGTGCGACACCCATAAAATAGATAATGTAACAGAGATATCATTGATTTGCCATAGTTCATATACCTCCTGGAAGAAGGACAGATGCCCATATTGGGTTTCTGTCCTTTTTCTTTTTGAGGATTCCCGCAGATTTTCTGCGTTTTATATAGATTTATCCCACGGAATGTGGACTTCTGACAGCCGAAGGAAAGGCTGATTACATAGAATTGTCATGCTAATCAGCATGGCACGTATACACTGCGTCAATGTGTTTATATAAATGTTCCTGCACGCGAACGCCGCGTTAAGAGCGTATTTATATATACCGTATAGCAATTACAAACCTTTAAGGAGGACATTACCATGATTCGAAACATAATTTAGCGAGTAGACACCATTATCAGCAACCACGAAACCAAAGCTAAGCAATTTGCAGTTAGCTATGGTTCATTCGTTCACAGTCTAATTAAGACCTAGCTGAGCAAAGATGGTGTGATACTCGCGCTCCTGCTGGAGCAAGTGAAACTGACCGAGGCCGCGAAAGCTCTGCTGCTTTTGGCAGTAGTATCAATCGTTGGCGCATTTCTTGTCAAGAAAGTCTTCAAAAACTACAGCCACATCAAAGGATTGGCCGAAGACTTTCTGAAATCAGCTGACGTTTTCGGAGCTGTCAAAGAAGCGATTTCTGATATCGCCAGCGGCTCCTGCAAAACAAACAACAAAAAAGAATAATAACATCCCCGATATATGGGGCTCACATTGCTGTGGAGATAAATTCGAGAGCAGCACGGCAGCCCCACGTTACGGGGTTATATTATGGCTAAGAAGAATAACAACGTCACTTTCAACGTCGGCATCACCAACCATTACTTTGACGCTATTTCGCGCCAGAAGTTACCCATGAGCGATGCCGCTTGTGAACCGGTTGATAATGCCATCTCTAATTGCAAAGATGCCATTAACATCTTGGTCGCGATTGTGAAAGGCCATGCCAAAAACCTAATCGGTGTGGTTATTGCCGACTGGGGCAATGGTATGTCTAAGGAAAAGCTGCCGGAAAACCTACAGTTTGGCAACGGCCACAGCAATGAGGGCCCGCTGTGCATCCATGGCGTTGGCCTGAACAATTTCATTTTGGTTGCCACCCGCAACAAGTATCCCTGGTTCATCGCTTCCAAGCAGCCTGGAGAGGACAGCTATCACCGCGTTGACGGCCCGTTCGCCACGACCATGACGATGTCCGAGCAGGAAGAGATTCCTATGGCAGATGTCGTTATGCGTGAGCAGTTTAAGGCTCTTGGCGCTCCTTCTACCATCATCTATGTGGAGATGAACAAGGCTACCGCCAGCACCATGCTGACCAAGAACGGCAGCTGCGCTGAGCGCCGGGTCACCAGCCTGAACGTGCTGCGTACCTGCCTGGCTGAGCACTTTGGTGTCAAGTACCGCAATTACTTGGCACCTGACGCTACCGGCGTTGCTCCCGCCCGTATCCTGATTCCTGATTTCCATATGGTGAATGGCAAGACGTGCGATGTGCTCGTCAAGCCCATTTTCCAGCCGTATAAGGAGAAGCAGAAGGAAAAGAACTTCACTGTTGACTATGATGGGTACGAGATTCCTGTCAAGGTTGAGTGTGGTCAGCTGGATACGGATGCGACCAAAGGTGTTGTTACTGGTGGCTATGACTTGAAGCATTTCTACCAGAACAACATGCTTACGCAAGGCTTGGATATCCAGCTCGGCGAACGTGTTATCGCCACCGCTCAGTTTGATACCATCTGGGACAAGGCTCGTCACCCGGCCTTCAACGCTTTCACCGGCGTTGTTGCTGTTGATATTTCCGGTCTGCCGCGTGGGTTCTTGAATACCCTCGCCAACAAGTCGGATATCGACCTGAGCGACAAGGGATGGCGTAAAATTTTCGACGCTATTGCCGAAAACGTGAAGCCTCTCGAAAGCGAGCCTCTCACTCTTGAGAAATATGCGCAGGATTTTGCAAATCGGCTGGTTGCAGACACCGGGAATGAAGTTGAACTCAAGTTCCCTCTGTACGCAAACCGGACTCGTATCGACGTTCTGGAACATATCGACGAGTCCCACTGCAAGATTTATGACTTCATGAGCGGCGTTGCTACTTTGAAGTCTGTAACCGAGCTGCGGACTCATTGGGATGGCATGGTTGCACAGGGCATTCAGCCTGTTTCGGCTGTGATGTTCTGCAATAAGCGCGGTCCTATGCTCAAACATACCTGCGACGAGATGAACACTCTCGTGCAGGCTATGAATGACGAGGACTTCTACATGACCCTCGAAGCTGCTGGTGGTGATGCATCTAAGATGCCGCACTACAACTTCGATGTTATTCTTGACCAGAATATCCCCGTGAAGAAATAACATCACTTGCCGTCATCCGAAAGGGTGGCGGCATTTTTTTTGTTGAGCCATTGCTCAAACATCGAGATTCCTCATGTGGGATATAGCGTTTTGTACAGATATATGCTATAATTGGCACAAAAAGGAGGAACCGACATGGCAGAAAATAATAACAACGGTGGCAAAAACACTAATATCATCACCAAAATCAACGATACCATTTCCAAAGTCCTGGGCGATTTCCCGCCCGTTGTTCAGACAATCGCAAAAATCGTTGTCTTCGGTGGGCTCATCCTGCTTATCGCCAAAGCCATCGGCTATATTTTCCCGGTTATTGTGAACGTTCTTTTCAACCTCTTAGTCAAAATCGTTGGCTTCTGCATTCTGGCAGCCTTTCTTTACGGCTGCTGGTACGAGGTAAAACTGCAAATGACTCGCGATGAAAACTCCTTCCTGCTGAATGAACGACTCAAGTATCAGAAAAAAGAATACGAGGAACGTGAGCGCAGAAGACAAGAACGAGATAACAGACGATAATACATAATCACACATAGGCTGTCCAGCTTCGGCTGGGCAGCTTTTTTTGTTTTCCTATTGCAGGTTCTTGCGAATTGCATACCATGAAATTTGTAGAAAGGAGTTTCTCATGAAAACACTCGAATCGATTTTCAGTAGAACTGCACAGTTTGGCTTTCTCATTTATCTGACCGGCTGCTTTGGCCTGTTGATTGTTTTAGGCGCTGCAGTCGCAAAATGGCTTAAACTCATCAACGTAATTCAATATATTGCCTTTGCTTTTGGACTTGGACTCCTCACTTTGCTTATCGGCATGGTGGGTCTCTCACTCCTCGGCATTAGGGGTATTGAAGAATTTTAGTGGAATGACCCCATCCCACTAAGTTCCTTCAATATCACAGGCGGATGTACTTTTGTACATCAAGATGACGAGCTGCACTTGTACGGTTTTCCCAGCTTGCAACCATGCGAAGGCGTCATCTAGCCAAGGGAAACACAACCTCCTGCTTCGGCAGGAGAGATTTATCGTAAAGGAGGTGGCGAATATGTCCACTGTTTATGTACGTTTGCAAGCTTAAAGTTAAAGAGCACCATCCAACATACAGAAACATGAACCGTAACTATCCAGGAAGCATATTTCTTGTTGGAAAGCATGTTCATATAATGCAAGGAATAGCTGGCTCTAAAGACGGAAAAGCAACAACATACAAAGACTCTAACGCAAACTCAATAACGGCGAGTAAATGCAAATTTGTTGCAAAAAATTCTGGCATATTGTTTGTGTAGTATGAATTAAAAGTAATAAAACCACGAAAAATCTTCAATAGCCGCAAAACCGCAAACATAAGGAGGCAAAACACGTATGAGTAAAAAGATTATCAATATCACCGCAGCTGCCATGGCACTTGCTGTGACACTTTCCGGCTGCGCCACAGCTGTGGTTCAGGAACGGAAAGACCAGGCGGCTGCAGCGGCAAGTGCCGAAGCAGCACAGGCTGCCGTCACAGCAACGCCGGAACCGACAGCAGAACCGACCCCGGAACCCATCAATGCCTGGTCTTTGTTGTCGAATCTCCCGGATTTCACGCCCGGCACGCTGGACAATCCTGACACTACCTGGCCGGACGGTATTCCGATGGGGCAGAGTCCTTTGTCTTACGATGACGGCAGCAAGTTCTATTCGCTGCGCAGCGTTGATACCGGCAAAACACTGGATATCACGGACGTTGCATTACAGGATGTACGGAATTTGCCTGTAAAGGGATATCTGAAATTGAACGAACTTGAAAACGGTGATACAGTCATTGGTGAAATCAACGCAGAATCCACAGGCGAAGGCGTAGAAAAGGAAATCAGTGATTTTTCCATTCACACTGCCAGCAAGGATGACGGCTGTGACTATTATCCGATTGGATATAACGGCGGTTCACTGACCTTGATGCTGGACGGTCGTGCAGCCAATGATGATGGCATCAATATCGGCGATGCGTTCCTTGACGGCCTCTATTATTCGTCTGTCACTCCGGACAAATTCGACGGCTATCCAACTGACGGAGAACCGAAAGAGCAGTTCAACTTCCTGTATGGTTTGTTTGGCAATCCGTCCGGGCTTTATTGGACGAACAACGATTCTGTCGCTTTCGATTCCAGCAAGCAGTACCGTACTTTCGAGGATTTCCGGGATGCGCACTATGATGTCGAAATTGGCGGCAAGAACTTCTATCTGGTTTGGAACTATGACGGGTATAGTGTTGTTGCGGCGTGCAACGATACCTTTGACAGCGCTAATGTGAAGGGCACTACGATTCAGGATATCTACTTGTTCCCGAACATGACAGAAACCAAGTACCTAGTCGAAAATTCCGGCAGCCTGATTAGTGGTTATCTGGGTTATGGTGAAGTTCCCGTCATCTTGACTGGTACATACGCATCAGTCAACAGTGATTCGACTGTCGAACAGGATACAAGCGCGGAAGAAAACACCGACGCTGAATCTGGTGACAATTCCACGGCGGACGAAAACGCTGAGTCCAGTTCCGATGATAACAGCGACAGCTCGGAAAATTCAGATTCCTAATTCTTAAAAAATAGTTATTGCGTATTCGTGCGAAACGCATACAATAAAAATTGTATGATAGATAACAGCACACATACGCTATAATTTCACAATTCTGAGAAGCAGACTATCCGTTTGGAGGTCTGCTTTTTTTGTTGGAATTTTGCGGTGCTTTGCTGACGTTTATCGTAACTAAACACTACAAGGAGAAAGAAAAATGACCGTAACGAACACTGTAACAGAAACAGAACACTTAACTCCCCTGCGTTCCGCTGTAGAGCACATCAACTGGAATACTTTGTACCAGCAGAAAATGGCTCTCGAAGAAGTTTCTGACATGCTCTATGCCAAGAGAAAAGAGGATGACACGTTTGGCAAGGCTTCCGCCTGGCTCGAAAGCGTCATTGCACTCATGGAACGCTTGGGGGATGCAGCAGAAGAGGAAGGAAAGTTTGATTATCCCGAGCGGGACGAAAACGATGAACATCTGGATAACAGGTTCAATCATGTGTTGAATCAGTACCCGGATGTGGATATCTGACCAGTTCATATCAGGAGGACAATGATGCGGATTAACAGCAGTTGTGTGCTTCACAGCACCACGAGTCTCAACGCAAGAGTTCTTCCGCTCATTGGACGGGTCGGAACTCTTGAGCTGTCAAGTGGGCAGCCACTCGTATTCAAAACAACAACACCAAAGCAACAAGACGTCCTGCGTACCAGCACAGTAAAAGCTATTGGCTTTGCAGGAAGCAGAATTTTTGTCAAAACCGAAAGAGGAACCCAATACACATTTGAATTCCAATAACACCCAAGCGGCCACTAATCTCATTTTTTTTATAGATTGGCGGCCGCTATTTTTTTATCAATTTGAAAGGAAGTTTTTATCATGAATTTCATCAATGCCGCCACCAAGAAAGAACGCACCCATGTAGAAGAAATTATCAAGTCTCAGCCTGTTATGCCTCATGAAGGCATAACTGCCACTGAGATTGGTATTTGCGGCAAGCAGAATCTTTTCATGGACGTTTATCGCCCGGATAACGATGCCGAAAAGCATCCGATTATCATCGATATCCACGGCGGCGGCTTGATTGCTGGCCGGAAAGAACAGAATCAGAACCTGGCAACCTGGCTCGCTAAGGAAGGCTATCTCACCTTTGTGCCGGATTACCGTCTGGTCCCTGAAACCAACATCTTTGGCCAAATCACTGATGTCATCAATGCGTTTGCTACTGTAGCTGAACGTGCTGAAGATTTCGTTGGTGACTTGAATCAGGTCTTTGTAGTTGCCGACAGCGCTGGCGCATTCCTTGCCTGCATGGCAAGCTCTATTCTCCGCTATCCTGTCAAGATGCAGCCGGTAGAGGACGAACTGGAAGAGAACGTACCCGAGGCAGCCAAGAAGCTCGTCATCAACGCGATGGGCCTGCAGAGCGGTATGTATTACATCTACAAGGGCCAGGTAGGTTTGCTTCAGAACTACTATATGTCTAAGGGCTGGAAGAATCACAGTTATGCTGAGTTCATCAAGCCTGAAACCTATTCTAAACTCATTCCTCCGTGCTATATCTGCACCGGGAAAAAGGACTTTCTCAAGAAACAGACTTTTGGGTTTAAGAAATGCCTCGAAAACGAGCGCGTTCACCACGACTACGGGTTTATTTCCAAGAGAGAAACGGTCCATGCTTTTGCAGCGCTCTATCCTGAGACTGAATCTGCAGTCGGTGTGAACCGCGAGATGATTCGATTCTTTGACACCTTCAAAAAATAACAAGGAGCATATTTTATGACTCACAACGAAATGGTTCATGGTCTCTGCACGCAGGAAACTATTACCGTACAGAACTTTGCTGAACTGATACGATTCACGCTCGATGCCAATGAAGAAGTCATCTACGACGGATGGATTAACGTCTACGTCCCTATCTGGTTCGATGCAGACAAAGCATTTGGCCTTGATTTGAACTCAGAAGAAAATGCAGATTGGATTAACATGTACATTGACTGGCATCCGGACGATACCATTCGTACATACATTTCCTACTGCAACAATTCCACCGATGACCCCGACTTCAATCTCGAAATCATCATGAGCCCTCACCACCGGGAATTGTTCAATGCGTATTTCAAAGAACAGTTTAAGGCGGTTTATCACATGAGTGTCGAAGAAGCGTGGGCTAAATTCGGCACCGAATAATATAGTGAGGAGATATATCATGGCACGTAAAGAAATCAAAATTTTCATGGACGCCAAGGAAGCTGCCAGTTTCCTGAAAACTATCGATTGGTCCTGGCTGTTCGGCTTTCTCAGTGAGCGCTATAACGTTTCGCTCAGCCCTCACAAAGAGCTGAAAGACAACGGCGCAGCAATCATCAAGGTCGAATGGCCTGATGAACTGATTGAAAAGTGCGGAATGATGGCTGATGTCTTCTCGTCAGTCAAGCTCGTCACGTTCGATTCGTATTTCAAGGAAATCGTGGAATACGATGAAGAAAAGTTCAATGAAGAACGTGAAGCATGGCTTACCAATCCGACAAAGACGTTCAGCTATCTCGATTGCGATGGCGTCGTCAAGGAACGGACTCTTGCGCTGAACATCTCCCTTCGCTATACGCTGTATGACGGAGGCTACAATTTCGCAACGCTGCTCTATGCGGTTTATTCCGATGTGAACGGCTGGACTATCCAAATGGAAAAGGAGTAATGGCAATGGTTGAAATGGCATTTAAGGTAAATCCCGGCACCACTTTCTACAAGAATTATTTCGCGACAAAGGAGGAAAAAGCGCATTTCATTGAAATTGCAAAGCAGTTCTTCGACAAATATTTCCCTGATGAGAAGCTCTCGTATGTTTTAAATGACCGACTGACTGTTGATTTGAAGCCGGAGCTGCTCGCCAAATACGAATCTCAGGTCATGAAACGCCGTGACCCTTACGGTTTTGTCATCTTCAAACAGCGTTCGCCCATGAACTGCCTGTGGGAAGATGAGGTCTGTAAGAACGTGAACGGCAAGAAATTCCTTGCCAACCAGTTCTGGTGGGCCAACTTCAACGGTTATGGCCGCATCACTACGGAGCTGTGGGATGATGAGCAGGGAAATATCTACGGATATTATTCCTGCGAATATGCAACTCGCAGCACCAAGGTTCCAGACACCGTTACGCAGATTAAGCTGAGTGAATATCACGCGGCTTACGAAGCATACACGGAAGCCAAAAAAGCAACTGCTGACGCCGCTGCTACAGCTTGACGCTGCTTGCGATGCCGGTAAAATTGTGAATGTACGATAGATAGCATCTGCGCATTTCAGCGCTCGTACAATTCACAAACTGATACAACTAGGCAGACTCATCACCACGATGGGCCTGCCTTTTTTGTTTACAGAAAAAGGAGAAAAAATATGAACACAAAACGAATCAAAGAATTGGCTGCACTGACCGATGGAGAACTCGCAAGGAAACTTCTCATTCAGGAGTTTGGCAATGACTCTGAAACCCATTGGGGAAACAACGCACACGATGAACGTGTGATGGTTACTATCAAACCAGACGGAATCGCTCAAAGGACCTGGGAAGCCGACCATTGGGTTCGCCTTGACGAATTCGACAAAGACGGTTTCTATGCCCGTGAGATTTACGAGGGAAAATGGGTCGATGAGCCATTGCCCATAAACGTCATTGCACGAAATGTCACAATTGCTGCACCGAAACCTATTCAGCAGGAATCCAAAGACACTGAAATTCTTCGAGCGGCACAAGTCCTGTGCAAGCAGCTGACAGGAGATGACACCTTTGGATGGAATCCTGAGCTTCTTGCACAGATTGCGGATTGCACGGCAGCTTTGCTTGCCACCAACGGAATCAGCTCTCATTTTCCGAGCGCCAATACTGAACCCATCTGCTCTTGGGAAAAGCCGGTCGTCGAACATCAGCGTCCGGATTACGCCCTGGAGTATGGTACTAACCACTAAAACGAGGAGGATATCATGGCAAAAAACTATTTTGGTGTCGTTCTGACCACCAAGGAACACGATAAATATCGTCTTGTAGTATACCGCTACAAGGACCCTGGCATCCTTAATACCTGCCCGATGTGTCAGCTGCTTCGGGCCATTCACAAATTCCAGCAGGAATACACTGAAATTCACCGCGAACATTGCAGCCGTATCCCGCCTCGCAAGTGGTACGAGCTTGGCAGAGTAATGCCGAGTATCGTTCTGCGGAAATACGGCCTGGAAAAGCATTACGAGATGTCATTTGAGCCGAGTCGCGTGCCTCCAGCTTCTGCGCTGAAACTCATCCCTGGTGCGACCGCTTCTAACTGGAAGCAGTACATCTGGTACGTTGATGGTGATGTGACGATGCTTGGCTAAAGACCATTGCACATTCGTGCGAGACTCATACAATTAGAATTGTACGATAGATACCAGCAATCGAAAAGGTGCTTTGCCTTTCGTACAATTCACATTTCGCTTGAAGGCGGACTTCCAATATCTGGAGGTCCGCCTTTTTGCGTACTTACAAAAAAAGGAGTGTAAATTATGTTTATCATCACAAAAACATTTACCGATGACGAGGGCCATCTTTTCACAAAGGTAAATCCAAAGCAGTATTCCACTCCCGGAGAAGCATACGATGCTATGCGTGAGGATTACCTCAACGAGCTCAAAAGCCGAGGTCTTGAGGACAACGGTAGTTCCAATGACGATGGCGAATCCTGCCCTGGCGGATACATCATCAGCGATGAGGCTCAAATCTACGATTTTGCCCAATACACTCCGTATGAACAGCTTCTTCCTGCTGTTTTGTTCGGAGTCCATCGGATTGGTTAAGGAGAATCGCAATGGCTAAGAAAAGTGCAAGAAAAGAAATCACAAAAATCAACCTGAAACAAGCTGCGCTCGAAGGTCTTTCCTGCGAGAGAGCCTGTGAAACTGCCAAGCGTGCAGGGAAACCCTCTTATCGCTTCACGGTTGGCGACAAAGTACAGGTTGGTCACCTTCTAAACTGCGTTGTTGACGAGGCTCTGGAAGGCGGGTACATGTATCTTATCCGCAGTGGTGCAAACAGCGATAACTATTCCTGCTGGGCTTGGACAAACGTTCGCCCGCTGGATGATGACAAAGATACGCATTTCGCCAAGCGCAATTCTGCACTGTCCCGCCTGCACTACTCAAACCGCAGCATGTACTCTCTGCTCAGCTTCCAATACCTGTTCGGCGTTGATTTCAACCCTGATTATCAGCGTGGTTCTGTTTGGGATGATGAGGGCAGGGAAAAGCTGTTGGACAGCATCTTTATGGGTCGCGAGATTGGTCGTTTCGTCTTTAAGCAGCTGCCATTCACTCGCACAAGCAACGATGGCAACTACTATGAAATCGTTGATGGCAAGCAGCGTATGTTGACCCTGCTTGCTTTTTATGAGAACCGATTCCCGTACAAAGGCGTATTTTACAATGACCTTTCCGCACAGGACAAGAACTGGTTTATGGATGCCTCCATTGGCGTTGCTGAGATTGACCAGAGCGTAACTCGCGCAGAAGTCTTGGAAATTTTCCTTGCCATGAATGAAGGCGGTAAGCCTGTCGCAAAGGAAGTTCTCGACCATGCACGCGAACTGCTAAACGAAGAGAAGGGAGAAGGATTATGAGTCCTATGTTCAAACAAAAGGTCGGTATGACGAAAATTTATGCAAAAGGAATCGCAGAACTCTTTCTTATTCGCTGCAATCCCTATCATTGGGACGGCAGCGGGGAAGTGCCTGATAACATCAGCTTCGATGTGTACAAGCGCAAAATCGATGAAACATACGATGGCTGCACACTCAAAATTCAGCTTTGCAAACCTGATGGTTGTCTTTGCTATGCGGCTTCTGTTCACCTGTATGAAGGCGGATTCTGGACAGGGCACGGCATTGGCTGTTTCGACAAGACTGTGATTTGCAACGACCCTGGTTCTGTCGATGCCTTGACAAACGCCATCATGCGAGTGTGCATGATATACGAAAATCTCACAAATTTCCGCAAGGTTTTCGTCAAGTGCCTTACCATCAGCCAGAAACGAATGAACGAAATCAAGCAGTATACCGATGACGGCAAAGAGCAGGATGAGATTGAGTTCGAATCCGTTATCTTCGCCGATGGTATGCACATGGATGTTCGCTGCATCCCACGCCACAATGGACCCTCCTGGTGCGAAGCGGCTATTTATCGTGAGGATGAGGATATCGTCACGTCTGAGCCGAGCAACTCGTTCTACAACCATTGGGTTTGCCAGACGGCAAACGCCACCTACCATCTTTATATAGGTATTGCTGACGAATGAAACTTGACGCGCCTTGCGAACAGCATATCATAGAAATTGTACGATAGATACCAGCAATCGAAAGGGCGTTTTGCCTTTCGTACAATTCACAATTTCGCATGAAGAGCGGACTTCCCACATCGGGAGGTCCGCTCTTTTTGCGTAGAAGGGAAGTATTATTATGGCAACTAGAACAATTTTATTCCGTGGCCAAACGCGGCGCAAGGGTGAACGGACCTCCATATCCGGTATCCCACTGCCAGGCATCTGGGTCGCGGGCGGCGTCTTTCCTCAGAACAAGGGATATGATTACGCGATAATCTACCAGCAGAACCCGAAGGTTGAGAAGTACGTTGTACATGCGGACACTATTGGCCAGTATACTGGCATCAACGATTCTCTCGGCAATTTCATCTTTGAAGATGACATCATCACTTTCTGGCTGAAGAATGATGCGACCCGAACACGCCGCAAGGGTGTAGTCGAGTATTCTGAATCGTCGGCCCGTTTTATGGTTCGCGTTTGCGAATCCACGGACGTTGTCATGCTCAAGGATTGCTGCTGCATTCACGTGATTGGAAATGTCTTTGACGGTGAATTCGACAAGAGTGAAAGCGAAATGAAGCAACTTTATACGGAATGCTTGAACCTTGCAAAATCCATTGACGCTATCATGCTCTGCTACAACCCGGACATCGACGCTCTCAAGGCTGAAAATCTTTCTGATATGGCTGTGCGCTTGCTCGATGGAGTTTCCCGCTGTGGCGTTGTCAAGGACTTAGAGAATTTTCGTGACAAGTGGAGGCATTACAACGAACAGGCAGCAGCAGAATCTCAAGTGATTCTTGACAAAATTTCTGAGCTGTTCGAAAAGGATGGTGATAGCAAATGACGACCGAAACTGAATACCAAAATGCCGTGAACTACCTCACCAAGCTCCTGAATGGCGGCTTGATGGGGGAGCGAGGCAGTAAACCTTTGCGTATAGCCATCGAGGCTTGTGAGCTGCAAATTCCAAAGCAGCCCATCTCGAAAAACTGGTCTCCGAACCTCTGCCCACATTGCGATGCGGACTTAGGCGGGGACTGCAACGATGGGTACTACCAGAATCTACATTATGAGCGATGCCCTGTTTGCGGACAAAAACTCAAATACATCTAACCGGCAGGGAGCAATCGTTCCCTGGAAATCATTACCCCGCACAGGCCCCAATGATGCCTGTGCATGATTTTTTACATTTCATAAGACTACCTATATTTCCAAAAGGAGTGTGTAAGCGCATGATTACTTTACCTACTAACCATCCCTATTTCTTCACTTGCCCGTCTTGTGGCTGCAAGCTCATTTCCGTTTCTACCGGCAACAGAGCCAAACCTCATTGCCCAAAATGCGACTACTCAGCCGATGATGCTTTTGTGGTCAAAGACCGCGTTACAAGTGAGGCTATGAATGTCATCGCTGATAACACGGAACTTGCCGAAAACTTTGCCGAGACCGTAAAACACGAAATTGAGACCGATGACGATACTTACGCTCATATCGGTTTTCATCTGGCAAACAACATCCGAAACCAGAGCCCTGCATCCGAAGTCCTTCTGACCATCTGTGGCTGGACCATCGAGACGCTGCTTGACAAGACGCCGCCCATCGCAATCGATGAAGGCGACAACAACAATGAAAAATAAGAGGTATACAAAAAATGTTTGAATTAAATCTTTCCAACGCTCTGGCGAGATGACTGGCAAAGACAATGCGATTGGTGAGGAATGATAATGGCCAGATTTTTCGTTTATAGCACGAAGGAAGCTGCTGCGGCTTTGAAAGAAGCGCATATCCCTTACCGGGTACACGGCGAGTACTGTATATCGGTGAACAATGATGATTACAGCACCGCTGTTGAGGCTTTCTTTCGCAACAATGTAAGTTTTCAACCGGAATAAAGGAGGTATTTCTCATTACAAGATTCTTGGCGTTTGGCCTTGCTGCCGCATGCGCCGCACTTGCTCAGGAAGCGATTCCGTATTCACTTGACTGCCATCGACTGATTCTGGTTGATGAAAGCCATTACTTTGAAACCATTGATATTTTCGATGATTACGACATTGATTTCGATGTCATTGGAAACTTTTGAAAGGAGAACTAATATGTTTACAAAAGAGCTCTATAAAATCACATGTACCCGCAACGGTGAAACCAGCGATATCGGCACTTATTTGCTGAAACCTGGTCCCGAGGCTCCAATGGACTGCTACCGCAACTTTTTGAACAAAACGGATGTGGCCGTTTCCATCAAAAGCGTACCGGAAGGATTTATCATCACTGATAATTCTGAACCTGACACCAGCTACCACCTGATGTTTATCCCGATGGACGACGATTTCTGGGCCCGCTGCGCGGCTGAGAAAGAAACGAAACAATAATATTTGCCCCTTCATCCCTTTTGGGATGAGGGGGCTTTTTTGTTGACACTGCTTGCGAAAGGCTGATAATAAAAGCTGTACGATAGATACCATCTATAGCGCCATTTGGGCCGTACGAAAAATTTATAATCTCGTACATTGAAGGCAGATTCACTTTCGGGTGAGTCTGCCTTTTTTTGTTTGCGCGAACACAAGAAAGGAATTAACAACAATGATTGCAAACCTAAAAATCGGTCCGTGCCCTAAGTGTGGAAGCACTACGTTCCATGCGACAGCACACGTCACTCAGACCTGGCTTGTTGATGAGGACGGCGAGTTCATCAAGGCCGAGACCAACTGCGATGAGGTAACTCATTCTCCCGACACTGAGGACTTGTTTGAGTGCTCTAAATGCGGGGCTGAGGTTCCAGCAAAGTATGTGTACAGCGAATGATTCCGCGACTACTTTTGCAAAACTATTCGTACATACCATCGTTAAAAAACAGGCATGACCTAACGATTTGTTAGGGTACTATTGGAGGAAATACTATGAACAACCGTGTACCTGAAGTCTTTTTGTCCGAGATGTTCGGTGAATTGCGCATTATGAAGGATGACAACAAATTCTATTTTTGCGCCGCAGATGTTTGCTCGGCCTTGGGCTATTCAAACCCAAGCCATGAGCTGAACATACATTGCCGCCATGATGGCATCAAGGCTGGCAGGACGGATGTGAACGGCGTTCCCCGCATCATCAAGTTCATCTCAGAAGGCAACGTGTATCGCCTCATTTGCCGCTCCAACAAACCCGAAGCGGAAAAGTTTGAGACCTGGGTTTTTGACGAACTCTTGCCCCGGATTCGCCAGACCGGTGGCTATGTGAATGACCCAGTAGTCTTTGTCGATAATTGGCTTCCGAACACGGACGCCAAAACTAAGGCTTTGCTTGTCACTTCTCTGGAAGCTATCAAGAATCAGGACAACATTATCGGCGTGCAGCAAGAGAGCGTCGAGTTCCACCGCGCGGTGAGTGCATCTGTGAACAGCGTTGATTTCGGCGAGTTTGCAAAGTGCCTTGCCAACGACCATATCAACATCGGCCGCAATCGTCTGATGGCGTGGCTGCGCAAAGAAAAATATATTGACTCTGCAAATGTTGCTTACCAGCGCTACATCGAGCAGGGAATTTTTGAGGTCAAAGAAACGGTATACTATGTTGGCACCACTTACCATACTTCTCGAAAGACCCTGATTACTCCCAAGGGCCAGGTGTATTTGGCCAAAAAAGTATCCAAAGGATACAAAGGTTAATTTTGCTTGACCGCGCTTGCGGAATGAATAAAATCAGTCTTGTACGATGGATACCAGCAAATCCATAGTTATTCACAACCTGTAGCAGAAAGCAGACTCATCTTCGGATGGGCCTGCTTTTTTTGTTTACATGAAAAAGAAAGGAACGATTTCATGAATTTTAACCCTAATAACCAGAACACTCTTCTTACAAAGAAAGTCGCAGCACTATACGAAGCAATGCAGAAGGCTGGTGATAGTGGTCTCGCCTTTATGGTCGTTGACAGTCTCAATAGTCTTGCAAATTATGCCAGGTTTTTGGCTGAACAAGAAATCTTAATTCAGCAAGCTCGTATCACGATGGATGCTGCAAGCTACCTCATTTTTTATCACAGCGTCGATTCTGCCCGTACCAGTTTGCTCGAAAACGCGGCTGCCAATGTCGCTTTACTCAACCGGCTGTGCAAGAAATACAACACAGACCAGATTGCTGGAAATGTGGCAGACGCAATTGAAGCCGAAATGAACTCCGGTAACATGTATTCTCTTGCTAATTCCCCGGCCTACACTGCATTCGCCAAAGAGGTTCTCAACACCTATTATACGACCGGTTCAGCCGGAAGCATCTGTAACAAGTAAATCAATCCAAGCCCTTTACGGGGTCCACATTGCGGTGGAGGCAAAAGCCAAGAGCCGCACGATGACCCCGCGTTAAGGGGAGACGTATGAGTATCAATCTGAATAGCCGCAACAACACCCTCTGCTGCAAGGTCAACGACCTGTACACCGCCCTCATGGCCTCTGAACTGCTGAACGACTGCGTTGATGACGTTGTCGTGATGCTCAAAACCTGTGTTGATTACGTCAACATAGTGTCGAGTCAGGAAGTCCAGATACAGCACGCGCGTTTCACGATGGACGGTGAGGAGTTTCGACAGTACGTCATGGAACTCGACCGTCATCGCCGTGCGTTGCACGAAGGGCTGATGGCACGGGTGAACTTTGCCAATCGTCTGTGCGTGAAGCTGAACACACCTGTTCTTGCTGAACGGGTCACGGAAGAGAACCGAGAAACCTATTTTGCTTTCGCAAAAGAGGTGGTCGATTCCTATTTCGGTGAAGCCATGCAGAACGGACGATTGCTCTAGGGCAACATTGTCCCAACCCGTTTTAACACTACAACTATGGAGGTATTTATTATGTCTAATAACAAAGAAATTATCTGCAAACTCATCAAAGCCAAGAACCAGGAGGCCAACAGCTACACAGACCAAACTTGCTACAATGCTGCCTACTGCTACGGCTATGTGGACGGCGCAACTATGGCACTGAACACTTTGAGCGGCGTACCCGAACGCCATAAGTGCTATGCTATCCTGTCCCATTATTCCAATGAAGATATCGGCACGTTTGACTCCGTTGCAATTTGCGGCGGGGTACATATGAGCTTTGAGTCGGCCAAGAAAGCGGCTGATGAAATGCTTGCGGTCGATAAGGAAAATGGGTGCCACGATGACGCCGTTCCGTACACTCTCGACGATTGCAAAGAGTTTGACGACCTTCCTCTGTACATTGCAGGCGAGTGGGTCAAGGACAAATTTGAACACTATCACAACTTTTACGCTGTATTTGAACAGGATGCAGCGCTGTAGAAAACAGAACGCTGGAGGTGCTCTTGTGTTTAAGGTATTAGGCGGCATTGGCCGTTCCGTTCCACTCTACAACGGCAAGGCTCGAATCCTTGTCAAGGCAATTATCCCGGTTGCTTCCAGCTACCTCGCTGATATGCAAAGTGTCTGTGAGGCAAACGGCTGGAAATCCGTTCTGGATGAACGCGGTAACCTGGTCGTCTTGTCTGTTGTGTCCATTGACGCTTACCGGCTTTCCGACAGCACCTTGATGACCGCATATCTGCACTTTGCAGAAACTGCGGCTCAGAAACTTACGGGCTGCAAAAATCGGTATTTGGTCGCTGGTGTTGTGTCTTACGATGCAGCCGCATAAGGAGGTTAACATTATGAAATACCACGGATTTGAATCACCCATCGATTGGTCTCAGTACCTTATCCAGAAAGCAGACAAACACGAATATGAACCGTCTGAGCCGGGGAAGAGAGTCGAGGCTTTACTCGAAAAGCTCTACCTGCCGCAGAACTCCTATTCCTACGCAAAGTTTCCTCAATGGTTTGCGGATTCCTCTGACAAGGGGACAGAAGAGGAACAGGTACGGTATGTGATGAATCATCTCTGCCCGAATCTGTACCACTTTTATAAAAATCCGACGCAGAAAGATTTTCGTCTGGGGCCTGATGTTGTGAACCTCATGGTTCACCAGCATATGTGTGAGAACACACAGGCGACCATTCTGAACGAGGATGGTTCTCTTTTTCAGGATGGGGTTCATGATACTCACGAGGAAATCCTTCTGCTGACGTTGTTCTTTGAACACGAGTTCAACGATATGGATATTCGGTGCGCCCGCGTATCGTATACCTCATCGGACGCTGAAATCAAAGCCTGCTTCCTGCACGCGGTTCATAAGCGGTTTGGCTTAATGGACCCGGCAGCGGAAAGGCTTTGGCTCAGCAACAAGTCTAACAAAGTTTACCTCATTAAAACAATCCACGGAATCGCTTGAATACATATCAAAGGAGTGCAAAACTATGAAATCTGATACCATTCGCAACGACTACGCTGCAGCTCGAATCTCTGCCATATCCGCTATTATCGCGGCGGAAGCAATCGGAGTCACCCTGCTTCTCATTCTGATTCAGTCTCTGCTGAAAGCTGTAACTCCGCTGACGTCGGAATCCATTCTGATGCTGGTCCTGGGTTCTTTTGTCAGGACCGGAACCACCGCATTCTGCATTTTCGGCGTGCTCTCTGCACTGGCTGCCTTGTACGTGTCAGCTTGTGCGACGAGAGAACGGTATTTTTACATTGAGAAGGACGAGCTCAAATTCATAGCCAAGACCAAAGAAATGTTTGGCTGGCTGAAGAATTCTAAGCCTGCAATTGGCTGCTTTGCAGCGGCAGGAGCGTTCATAATAATGGCAATATCTCTTATCGCTGATATCGGCATCTTTGATTCCGGTCTCAGTCGCGAAACGCTCGGTGCCCTCATCAATGTTGCAGTTCTGATGCTTCACATCGCCGGTGGCTGTATCGTTGCTTCGGTGGCTTGTGCGGTTTGGGACAGCAATAAGATATAGGGCTCAAAATTCCAGACCTACGTGTATATAATCCAGAGCTGTCCATCTTCGGATGGGCAGCTCTTTTTGTTGCTCAAATTTGCGAATTGCGGATAATAAAAAATATAAAAATCATAAATACAGGAGAGCGAATCGCAGTGACAGATTTACTTGGCAATATGATGCGGAATGTGCGAATTGACGAATAAAGAAGAGCGCACGCCCCGTCTATAGCCGTAAGGCTTAGGCGGGGTTAGCTCGTGTTTAAGGACAAGAATCAGGATTTTTTATTTTCCGTTCTGATAAAGGTATTGCCTGGTTGTGCGAACTGGATACTGTAAAATTATAGTGAACCGCAAGGGAGGTGAGCCACTTTGAAAGTACATAAAGGCTATAAATTTCGGCTAGAGCCTACAGAAGAACAGAAAGTCAAAATCAATAAAACGCTCGGCTGCTGCCGTTTTGTATATAACTCTATGCTAGATAGGCGTATAAAAGCTTATCAACGGCGCGGTGAAAGTATGAGCTATATTGATACACAAAATCTGCTTCCTCAGATGAAAACTTATCTTCCTTGGCTTGCTGAAGTAGATAGTCAAGCACTCAAATATAGCTGTCGTCAGTTAAATAATGCCTATAAAGGCTTTTTCG